AACTCAAAAGGCTTTTTGTGGAATCGGATACCGAGTCCTGCAAAGTCCATAAACTTGGCGTACTCAAGCTCTGGCAGTCCAATGAGGCTAGGTGCTCGTAGTAGCGTATGGTAGAGCCTGTCTGTGTGATTGCTGCGAGTGACATCTGTTGTGCCGAGTTCATAGAGAATATCCTGAGCAAGGCTTCTGTCAGCATCCAGCGTACCTTCCCATTCTAACTTAGTGCCCTGTGCCCAACGACTTTGTGACTGCATATCTAGCTCATCGCCTGTGTTTAGGATGAGGTCAAACTTTTCGCGCTTTACTAACTTGATTAGATTTTTAACTGCTTGCTCATGGTGATAGGGGATCTGTAGATCCGAGATGACCAGATAGCGTTTCTTAATCATCGTCCTCATCTTCATAATCGCCAAACTTCTCTGGCTCTATGGGATCGGGCAAAATCCATGCAGGGTAGGCAGATCGCTCTATGATGATGCCCATTATCTCATCTTCTGCAAAGCCTGCCCTTTTTAGACTTTGAGCAAACTCATACATGCCAATACAGTAAGCATCGAGAGCTGAGTAATCTTGCTCTACAAGATCCTTAGTTGCTTTTCTTGCCATGGGAAAATTATCGGTCTAGAAGTAGATTATAGATCTCATCAACACGCCCGTTAAGTCTTTTAATTTCAGACAAAAGGTGCGTGATGACAAAGCCCGATAGACCACCTAGCACTGCAAGAGTAGCCAGGTAGAGAGTAAAGAAGTCTGATTGCGTCACTTCTTCATGCCTAGTGCAGGATCATTAACATTTAAGTACCTGAGCACTGGAGGCAGAATAGATGCGACACCAGCTGCAATAAGTGCCTTGGGATCTGAAACCCCAGCGGCTGCCATTGAGATGACTGCTACTAAAAAGGCTCTAGCCCATGAACCTGCTGCTGTCTTTAGTTCATTCATTACTTGCTCCTAACATAGGTACTTGAAAAAAAGCCTCATCATCGTCAGCTTCTTTCGAAAACGAGATATGGCAGTGGTGTGTGTGTTTATTAGCCCCTGTGTATTCTCGCCATGCCCATCCTTTTTTAGAGGAGGCGATACGACCATCAAAGATAATGTAGGTAATTCTGCGTTCTTTTTTAGACTTGCATAAGAGACGAATCTGATCTGCAATATCTGGCATAAGGTCTGGCTTGGACTTACCACTGACATCACGATCAACATCGATGGCACGAACCCAGCCATTAGCATCGGGATTATGATCGCTAGGGCGAGCTGCGTGTCTTGTATCACCGATCCAACCATCCGATGTGCGGTCACGACTTGGGTAGGAATCATCGAACTGTTCTCGCAGTCGTATCGCAGCTTTACTCAGCTGGGGCTTCATCAACCACCTCTGGCAGTTCAACCCTTGTTACTTCACCAGTTGTAACATCAATTTCAATACCGAATCTACTCATGCTACTACTCCGTAAAGTGCGACAGTTCCTGCTCCTGAGAAAGTTGTGGTTGTAGTCCAAGTTACTGTTGTTAGCGCAGCTGTAGCAATATAAGCACCATTTATCAATGCGGTAGTTTCTCCGCCTGTATTACCAAAACCAGTAAAAGTTTTTGCGCCTGTACTTGTTATGCCGTCAATTTCTAACAGCAATCCTGGATTTGAAGTATTGTTAGTTGTACCCAATGCAACGTTTGTAGCCACTTGAGTTTGGTTGTTAGAAAGGGTTGATGTTCCATTAAATTTTGCATAAGCATAATTTGTACCAGTATCGCCATTAAAAGTAAGATTAAGAGTGCCAGCTGTAGCTAAAGTAGTACCAGTTGCCTTAAACATTAACTTGCGATAACCCGAAATGCTTGTGAATGATACTGTTGAGGCTGCTGCTACTGGACTTACTGATGAGATCAAAACATAATTATCAGATGTGCCACTTGAGGTAAGCGCAGGTACTTGTGATGATCCCATTACGCTACCTCTACTCCGCTAATGTGGAATGATACAGTAATAGCAGATGCCCCACCTGTAATTGTGTTAGTTGTTTCTAATACTTGTCTAATATCTAAATAGATAGTTGAGTTAGCAGCAATGGCTGTAGTCGTATGCAGGGCAGTGTTAGCACCTGCTGTACCCATGCCTAAAGTAAATGTGGCAGCAGTTGCAGCTGTATTGGTGATACAGATGTTAGTTACCACTGTGCTTGTAGATGCTGGCACTGTATAGAGGACTGTTGTAGTCGTAGTAGTGGCAGCACCCCTGAATAGTTTTTTAAGCGTATTAGCCATTAGATTGCTCCCATTAGGTTAAGAAGGTAAATATCTTCTGTTGTGGTGTCAATAGAATCGCCAAGAGTACGGATCGCATTAGCACCATTTTTTACTAGATCGGTGTCTGCTGGAGTGCTCCAGCCATAGTTAGGCGTACTTGGCATTATCTATCCTTTACTCGTATGCTAACCATGTTAGCGTTGGATCTACAGCGTTCCATTGTAGGGTCGGATTTACATCTTCCCAGGCTGAAGGCCTAAAGCTGTAAGTCTTTTCTGTTGTGCGTAATGTAATTCTAGCCGATAGTTGGCTAAAAGCTAGATTCCACCCCTCGACAAAGCCGTAATATGTTGAGGCTGATACTGTTGCTGGAAGGCCTGCAATCGAGACAGGCAAGCCAAAGTACATGTTGAGCATCTTATTGAGGGTAGTTGCATCCATGTCTGGATCATCAATGCGGATCTCAACCGATGACATAGAAGTCTTAGGATAGGCTCTCATGCCTATATAGACATTGGCTAGGGTTGTGGCATCGGACTCATATGCAATATCAGTATTGAGAGTGCCAGCGATTATGCCGTAAATGCTTTGAGATCCGGAGCTAGTGACAGTCACATAATTTGTGCCGTTGTATTGGATCTTAGCACTGTTAATTACATCGCCTTGGCTTAGGTTGCTCTTGAAGGTGTTGGAGACGATATTTGCAGTATTAAGAGCGAAGTATCCATAGAGGCTTACCTCTTGATTGCGCCTGTTCTCATTGGCGTAGCCAACTGCGCCTAGTCGCGTCTCATACATTGCCCCTGTAGCAGTATTGGCATAGGCGTTACACAGGGTCAAAGCATCGTTGGGAGCGATAGCGCGAGCAATAAGGGTATAAGTGCCAGAATCTACAATGTCTTTAGTAATGCCAGTCTCATTGAGAATACGGGTAATTCTGTCTGACTCATTTTCTTGAGGGTAGGCAACCTGTCCTACTTGTGTCCTAGACAATTTTGTTAGCGGAGCTACAGCTGTGACAGTCACATAAGCTACATCGCCTCCAGCAGTTGTTGTGCCTCCTGAATTATCTACTGAGGTTACATTGCCAGTAAATACAATGATGTCAGCAGTGTTGGTTGCATTGCGAACTTTAATCACTACAGGATCACTAATGTCTATAAGGTAGTTAGTGTTATTGGTATTTTGTAACTGGATGCGACAGGTGCCCGCCCTAGTAGTTTCCCAGACAGTAGTGCGACCATAATCGATACTAACTGCGCCAATGGCTTTATCTACATAAGAGATACTGTCAATAGTGACAGTAGGGTTTATGATCCATGTCATACAACATAGCTCGTATTCTTTGAGCCTGTGCCTAGGTCATAGACATTGCCTGTGTTATTGGCTGAGTCGGTAAGGATCTTTTGAATCCTTGTCGCTGTTAAATTAGGATCTAAAGACTCATTGACTGTAATGTTAACAGTTGTATTGTTATTGCTTTGAGTTGGTCTTGAACCTCCAGAAGTCATGCCACCTCTTGCTGGATCAAATGCCTCATAACTAGGAAGTACAAAAGGTTTGTCAGCCCCAGGAAAACCTTCTGAAGGATACTTGCCTGCGTTGCCACTGCCACCCGTACCACCACTGGGAGGGAATAAACCTTTTTCAAGAAGTTCATTGATTTCTGCTTCTGTAAGAGCTGGTGGCATTCCAGGTGTACCAGGTGTACCAGGTGCTACTGGCACTACAGGGTTGATAACAATCTTGCTCAGTTCTAGTAACTTAGCAATAGCCTCATCTAGGTTGGCTAAGTCAATAAGCTCTTTAGGTAACAAGGCTGCAAGGATTTCTTCAATGTCTAGAAGTTTTACTTCTTGATTAGTTAAAGCTCCTAGTATCAGTAAGTCTCCATTGAGTTTAGCTGTTGCTGCTGCAATGGCTGCAACATCCTTAGAAGCAATGGCATCTTCTAATGCAAGCATGTCTTCTTTAACCTGTAGGCGAGCAAGATCGTTAGTGATTGCTAAGAGTTGTGCTTCGCTAGTGACTTTACCTAGTTGCTCAGCTGCTGCCTTTTCTGCTGCTGCAAGCTGTATTTTGTCTAAGTCAAAGACACCAGTACCCTTGCCAAGGGCCAGTTCAGCTTTAGCTATTGCCAATGCTAATTGCTTGGCTTTAAGTTGCTTATATTCTTCTTCTGTGAGTTTCTTTTTAGTTTTAAGAGTGAGCTTGCCATACTTAGCTTCTAGTTCTTTCAAATGATCAAGACCAGCAGTAGAAGGCCCCATAGCTGTATTTTTGGCGTCATTGGCCCTGTTGTAAGCATCTGTCAGCCCATCAACACCTTTGATAGTTTGGTCAATAAGTAGCAGTAGTGCTGATGCTGCAATGGCAGCACCAAAAGGTGTGAGTATAGTTGCCTGGGCAATAGCAGCACCAATAGCCGTAGCGCGTAAAACTTTGTAGGCTTTATTGAGTGTATTTATAGCAGTTACAGTGGCTGCTACACCTGCAATAAGTTTAGTAGTTATAAAAGTAGCAGCTAAAACTGCTGCGATATTTTTGATAACCGTTTCGTTTTCTTTAAAAACAGTTGCTAATTTTTTCATACCTTCAGCAGCACCTGTAGCAAAATCTTCTATCGCAATCTGTAACTCGTCTAAATCTGTAGTGCCAGCCAAGATGCTTGCTGAGTCAATTAAGCCTTGTCCAAAAATTTCTTTAGCGTTATTGAATGCAACACCTAGTCGTTGAATACTTCCTAAATAGGATTCAGCCTGTCGTTCTCCCTGACCCGCAAATAGCTTTGTAAGTTTTTCGGTAATATCCTTAAAGTTACCTGTTTTGAGTTCAGCTTTAGTTAAGCCAACACCTAAACGACCTAAACCCTGCACATTACCTAGAAAGGCCTTTTGTAATCCCTGTGTTACAGTGGTTAAATCTTTACCTGTGCCTGCACTAATATCTATTGCTAAATTAAGTAACTTTTGAGATTCTGTGACTGATCCAGTTGCTCTGAGCAACCTGTCCATAGCTGGACGAAGATCGTCATCAAGAATTCCTGTCTGTCTTTCGAGCGTACTAATAAAATCATTTACAGATGTAGCAGTGTTGCCTGTTTCAAGCCCAAGATTTTTTATTGTTTGTGCCAAGGATGCTTGAGCTGCTTGATCTTCAGCAGCAGCTTTAACAGCAGCCTTGCTATAAGCAAGGATTGCGCCAACGCTAAATGTCAAGCCTAAAGTTTTGCCTAAGTTCTTAACATGCTTGTTTAATTTATCTGTAGAAGTTTCAGCACTTTTAAAAGCATTTTTACCTGTGAACTCTGCTGCAATGTCAATAACTATATTGGCCATGACTATCCCCTCGCCTTGGCTGTTGCGTTTAGTTTATTGGCTGCTGTCTGGATCGCTGCTAGGACTGACTCTCTAGCCTTGCCTTGGTTTTCTTCATAGGCACGATACAAAGCGCGACCTTGCATCTTGCCATTGCCTTTTAATTGTGCGCCATACTTGCCGTCTTGATTTTGCACAAAGCGACTACTAGTAGTCTTGCGACCCATGGTTTCATAGATCGCTCCAGCAGCTGTCTTGTTAAAGACACTAGCAAGGGATCTAAAACCTCTACGATTGGGCTTGCCGGAAGTTGTTTTGTAACCAATGCCAGCCTTAACTTGACGAGCAGAATAAACAGGGAAACGACTTTGAGAGTTTTCTCTAGGCAACCATCCGCTGAGGACTGATCCGTCATCTGGAAAGTAACCCTTAGCAATTTTAGTAATTGGTTTTAAGGCTCCAGCTATTTCTTTCTGCGTTTCTTTAGCTAGATCAGGACTAAACTTGCGTAAAGCCTTGCGGAGTTCAACGGCGCCCTTTACGCTGGCTGGCATCGCTTACCTCCTTAGCATCGTCTTTGAGACCTTGCAGTAAAGCATCTAGCATGGTCTTATCTAATTCTAATAATTGCTGTGGCGCGATCCCCAACCTAATGCTTAGCCTAGCGATTAGGTAGGTGAATGGTTGATCGCGCTTTAAGCTAAAGGGTCAGAGTTAAGCACCTCAACACTTTTAAGTGTCTCAATGAACTCCATCCCATAAGGCTTAACAGTTTCACCTGATCTGCGAGTTATCTCCCAGGCAAGCCAATAGACATGCGACTGTAGCTCTTGATCCCTAAAGCTCTTGTGGAAACCCATTTTAGCGTACTGCTCAAATGCGTACTCCACTGCTGGAGTAATCTCGCCTTCTAGTACGCTTCCATCTTGTCGAACGATCTTTAACTTTGCCATGATTTGCCCCTTAGTTAGTTTCTTATGATGTTGTTACTGCGATTGTGCCATTGACATTAAATGTCACGCTTTGCATTGATAGATCAGCAACAGAACCATTGATGTCTGTTGTGTTGTTAATCAAGCATGTCATTGTGTAAAGAGGGTTAGTTGCAGATACTGCAGCTGATGTCTGCTTTACTGTAATTACTGTTGATGTTCCCCACACAGCTTGTAGAGTCTGTAGAGTCTCTGAAGATGCTGTGTCATTTAGGAAGTCGATAGTAATTGATGATGCTTCTAGACCCTTAACGAACTTATGGCCTGAGTCTCCCATAGCTGTTACTTCTAGTTCATCAAAACTGCGATTGATTGTTACTGCTGTTACATGGTCAGACAAGTCCACTGCATTGACTGTCAAAACCACGCCATTGTTTAGAAATACAGCCATTGGATTATTCCTCGTCTTTCTTAGTAGTTACTGGCTTTGGTGCTGGTACATTAACCTGCCCGATTTTGATCAGGAAGGCTTCGTTTTCTTTTTCCCACTCGGACATATTAACTCCAACTCGTAAGGATTGATACGGACATCTCGCAGCTGAGTAAGTCTCCA